GATGATGGTCCGTTATCTGATACACAGTTAGATAAGATACAAGAACTAGCTGATCAACAGATCGCAGAAGAACAAACAAAAAATACCACACTCACACGCGAACTAGAGGCAGTTAAAGCTACAGCTGAAAACCTAAAAAAAAAGTTCGTGAGCTCCTTCAGCAACCTCCTAAAGAAATAACAGTAGAACGAGAAGTCATCAAAGAAGTATTTGTTGACAGACCAGTCGAAGTCATCAAGGAAATAATCAAAGAAGTTCCAGTTGAAGTCATCAAAGAAGTCATAGTAGAACGATTCATCGAACCACCTGCACCACAACCTATACCACCAGCTGATATTCTACATGCTGATCCTCCACCATTGAGAGGATTCCAGGCACCCGCGACTGATGAAGCTCCAATCAATCCAACACCCAAGGCAGTGGTCATCGATGAAACACCAAATCAAGTAGTCATACCAGATTTTAGTATCGGTGCTGAAAATGCCATGCCGGTGAACGCTGGCTTTGGTGATACGTTCCCTGCCGATCCACTCAAAGGTGATATGTTCCTGCGTGTGGACATGTTGCCCAGCAAGCTGTTCAAGTGGAATGAAAAGAAATGGATAGAAGTAGACAAAACCAAGACTGATAGTTTTGCCTACGATCGCGCATATATACAACATCTAATAGAAAAAATCGACTCAGGTGAATATGATATTGATCTGCTCACCGACAGTGAAAGCGAACAAATCAAGGAGTATTTAAATGCACAATCAAAACACTAGATATATCACCTATCCCAGCACGGTAGAAAAACAGCGCCATACTGTCCTGATTATCGATATCAAACCCGCGGATTTCATAGTCTTAACCGAATTCCTCCAGGCCTGTGATAGAGATTTTGATGTCTACTTATACGAGGGTGCCGATCATGATCTAGAATGGTTAAATCATGTCAGCCAGAACTGTGATGCGATCTTGATAGATCAATCTAGCCAAGTTACTATCACACCCACAGACACTAATATCAGATATGGAGTTGGATCGGAATATCAAACACCCTACGGTTATTTTACCAAATTAGTTGACGAAATGAATGAAATTGCTGTATAATATGGTAAATAATATACTATTATAATCAAGGAAAGGTAAGATTGGCATACGATAATCCATTAAAAGGCAGCACCGTTTACGTTCGTAACGAAAACGTAGAACAGGCTATGCGCAAGTTTAAAAAGAAGATGCAGGACAGTGGATTATTACAGGATCTACGTGATCGTGAATTTTATGAAAAACCAACTGCATTACGTAAACGTAAAGCATCAGCAGCCAAAAACCGTTGGAAAAAGAAATTACAGAGCCAACAGTTGCCCAAGAAGTTATATTAGTATATAATAAAGTTTTAAAGAAATAAATAATTGTATAGAGTGCCGTAAGGGCTCTATATTTAGATCTTGCTTAATTAAAGGAGAAACTATATGTCTAAGATCATCGGTATCGATTTAGGTACAACCAACTCTTGTGTTGCTATCCTAGAAAACAACAAACCCAAAGTAATTGAAAACAATGAAGGTGCTCGTACTACACCTAGTGTCGTTGCCTATGGCGATGAGATCCTAGTTGGTGCGCCGGCTAAACGTCAAGCAGTAACTAATCCAAAGAAAACTATCTATGCGGCTAAACGCTTGATTGGTCGTAAGTTTGACGAAAAGGAAGTACAAAAAGATTTAGATCTAATGCCATATGCTATCGTTAAAAATAAAAACGGTGATGCATGGGTTAAAATTGATGACAAAGAACTAGCACCACCTCAGATCTCAGCAGAAGTATTGATCAAAATGAAAAAGACTGCTGAGGATTATCTTGGCTACGAAGTAACACAGGCAGTTATCACAGTGCCAGCATATTTCAATGACAGCCAACGTCAAGCAACCAAAGACGCAGGTAAGATCGCTGGCCTAGAAGTCCTACGTATTATTAACGAGCCAACAGCAGCTGCCTTGGCATTTGGCATGGATAAAGCTGATAAGCGAGATAAGAAAATCGCAGTATATGACCTAGGTGGTGGTACATTTGACGTGAGCATCATTGAAATTTCAAACCTAGATGGTGAATTCCAATTTGAAGTATTATCAACTAATGGTGACACATTCTTAGGTGGTGAAGACTTTGACCAACGCATCATGGATTTCATCATTGATGAATTTAAGAAAGAGTCAGGGGTTGATCTTAAGAAAGATCAACTAAGTCTACAACGCTTAAAAGAAGCCGCTGAAAAAGCTAAGATTGAATTGTCTAGCAGTAATCAAACTACGGTAAACTTACCCTATATCACAGCAGATGCCTCAGGTCCTAAACACTTAAACGTGACTATCAGTCGTGCTAAGTTCGAAGCTCTAGTAGAAGACTTGATCACACGTAGTATCGAACCATGTAAAGTTGCATTGAAAGATGCAGGCGTATCGGCTAGTGACATCAGTGATGTTATCCTAGTTGGTGGGCAAACACGTATGCCTAAAGTACAAGACGCAGTTAAAGAACTTTTTGGTAAAGAGCCACGTAAAGATGTCAATCCAGATGAAGCAGTAGCAGTTGGTGCGGCTATCCAAGGTGCGGTACTTGCTGGTGATAAGACCGACGTTCTATTACTAGACGTTACTCCACTAAGTCTTGGTATTGAAACCATGGGTGGTGTGTTTACTAAACTTATTAAGAAAAATACAACTATTCCTACTAAGGTTAGTCAAACTTTCTCAACAGCAGAAGATAATCAACCAGCGGTTACAGTTAATATCGCACAGGGCGAGCGTGAGTTTATCAAGGATAATAAGAAACTAGGTGAGTTTAATCTAGAAGGTATCGCTCCGGCACCACGTGGTGTCCCAGCTATTGAAATTACACTTGATATTGATGCTAACGGTATCTTAAAAGTGTCAGCTAAAGATAAAAACACTGGTAAAGAAAACAAAGTTACTATCAAAGCCAACAGTGGTCTGAGTGAAGACGAAATCAACAAGATGGTTGAAGAAGCTGAAGCTAATGCTGAAGCTGATAAGAAGCAACGTGCCCTAGTTGATTCACGCAATAACGCTGATAGTCAAGTTTATCAAGTCAACAAGACATTAAAAGATCTAGGCGACAAGATCTCAGCAGATGAAAAGACCGCTATTGAAACAGCAGTCAAAGCAGTAGAAACTGCTATCGAAGGTGATGATATCCCTGCTATCACTGACAGTGTCGAAGCGTTGACAAAAACCGCAGAACCGTTATTCAAAGCATTCCAGGCTGCCGAAGCTGCCAAAGCAGAAGTGCAACCAGGTGCTGAACAGAATTCAGAAAAACCTAGCGATGTAGTAGATGCTGAGTTTACTGAAGTTAAAAAGGATGCCTAAGGGGTCCTTGATTTAATCTTGCTTTATATAAGGAGAATAAGCTATGAAACAAGTATATATTAATAGTTTGGATATTCCAAGTATCCAACGATTTGCAGTTGGATTTGACCGCATGTTTGATGAGCTCAGCCGTACAGCTGGCACATTGAATGCCAGTAACTATCCACCTTACAATATCATCAAAGAGTCAGAAACTATCTGGAAGATTGAAGTAGCTGTCGCAGGTTTTGATGAAAGTGAGTTGGATGTTGAAATCATCAACAACGAACTGGTTGTTACCGGTAATGTCAACAAAGAAAACAAAGTAGAACAACAATATCTGCATCAAGGTATCGCTGGTCGTGACTTTGAACGTACATTTGCTCTTGCAGACAATGTTGAAGTCAAAGGTGCCCAAGTTAAAAATGGTATCTTAACTGTTACTTTAGAACATATCGTTCCGGAGTCAGCTAAGCCAAAAAAGATTGCAATTACCTTTCAGAAGTAGTATAATTAATAGTGTGGGCAGTAGAAATACTGCCCTGCTATATCAAAAATAACAATGACAATAGAAAAGGAAATCATGGGTACCAAAGCAGTTACTAGAGTAAAGCCTACTCCTAATCTCAATTTAGCTGAACCTCCAATGTACAAGGTTATCTACATTAATGACAGTGTTACAACTATGGAGTTTGTTGTAGAAACACTAGTTACTATATTCAATCATAGTCCAGAAACAGCACAAGAAGTTACCCTTAAGATTCACGAAGAAGGATCAGGCACTGCGGCGATACTACCTTATGAAATGGCAGAACAAAAAGGTGTGGAAGTAACACAGCTAGCTCGCAACAATGGTTTTCCCTTACAGATCAAATTAGAACCAGCTGAATGATATTCAACAAAGTACAGGAATTAAAAGCACAAGGACTGCGTATAGGATTTACTGCGTCACAGTTTGACATGTTACATGCAGGTCATATAGCCATGTTAAGTGAAGCTAAAAATCACTGTGATTATCTTATCGCTGGCCTACAGAACAATGCCAGCTGGGATCGTCCTGAAAAGAACGCACCAATACAGTCAATCGTAGAACGACAGATCCAACTAGCGGCAACACGCTATGTAGATGAGATCGTAGTCTACAACACAGAAAAAGATCTCGAAGATATATTGCTAACGTTGCCTATTGATGTTCGTATCTTAGGTGTAGAATATCAGGATAAAGAATTTACAGGTCGAGATATCTGCAATAAACGCAATATTAAATTGATCTTTAATAGCCGTGATCATAGTTTTAGTTCTAGCAGTCTTCGTAAACGTGTAGCAGAAGCAGAAAGCCAAAAATGAAAATTTCAGATGAAGTTAAATTCACTACGCTATTCTTATTTGTTGTTGTCTCTATAGCAGCGATGTTCTTCCAACCTAGACATCCAACGATCAAATATGATTGTCGCCTAGCTGAAATATCACCAGACTTTCCTCCCCAAGTAAAAGAAGAATGTCGCGAACTAATGAGTAAACAATAATGGACATAATGTTAGACTTAGAAACACTAAGCACACGCCCAGATGCTACTATCTTGACATTTGGCGCTTGTAAGTTTAGTCCATATAAACGCCATGATATCGTAGATGGTATCTATTTCCGCATTTCAGTAGATGAACAGATTGAGCTTGGGCGTCACGTAGATGATAACACCGTCGAATGGTGGGGTCGTCAAGCAGAAGATGTACGTGAAGAAGCCTTAGGTGATGGTAACCGCATTTCATTAGATGAGTTCACAAAACAGTTAAATAGATTTATAGTAGGCTGTGATAACATCTGGGCACAGGGTCCTGTGTTTGACATTGTTATCTTAGAAAATCTATACAGACAATTAGAGTTACCTTGTCCCTGGCAGTTTTGGCAGATCCGCGACAGTCGTACCTTATTAAGTACCCACGGTGACCCTAGAGATAAGAACAAAGCAGGCCTGCACAATGCCTTAGAAGATTGTGTTAGTCAAGCACAGGCAGTTCAAACAGTGTTTGAACGTTGTGGTATTACGGAGAAACGTTAATGAATATTATATTTGGTAGAGAAAACGCCGAAAAATTGCGTGAAAAATACACAGTTTTAGACTTAGAAAAACTAGTAGTAGAAGACAAAGAAGTAGAAGTTTTCTGCTTAATTCCTGCTGAAAAAATAGCTCTACCTGATCTACCACAGTTAGAACAGTGGATTAAACTACACAATGATTTCCTACACGGATATCAAACACAGCAATACGACTACTGCCGCCAATGTATCGAGCATTTAACAGGTAAATTTGGTGGTGAAGTTGACACATTCTACGAAGAAATCCTCAAGCGTATAGACAGCGCAGATCCCCAAGAGTCAGACTAATCTAGTCAACAATACACCTAGTTAATTTCTAGCGGTTCCGAGTAAATAGTAATAAGGAGCCGAGAAAATGAAACTATGTATTTCATTCCTACTATTGTCAGCAGCGTTTGCGGTATCTGCACAACCCTTGCCTGATTACACATTTAAGAGTCCAGCATTCAACGGTAATGGTTACAGTGCTCACATCCTCACCATCGAAAATCAAGAACATAATCGCAGAGAAGCCATACAAAAAGAGATACAGGCCAAGCTAGAAAAAGAAGCCAACGACGCTAAAAACACCAATATTTCCAAGTTTATGAACAACTTGGAATCACGTATCTACGCACAGATCAGCCAGAATCTGGCCACTGCTATGTTTGCTGATGGTGGCGGTAACTCAGGTACACTTAATTTTGAAGGTAACATAATCAACTGGACTAAATCCAGCACTGAGATCACCCTAAATGTAACAGATTACGTAGGAAGTTCTACCAGTATCACTATACCGTTAGGACAATTTGTGTTCCAATAATATGAGAAAATTGTTAGCTGTGTTTATGTTGTTCATGCTTGTAGGTTGTGCTACTACCAGCAAGTTCAGCTCACCTGAAAAGCCAACACAGGTCAAGAACCTGATGCAGAAAGAGTTTGACACTATACCGCCACCAGCAGGCAAGCCAGTGGTAGTGGCTGTGTATAGTTTTGCTGACAAGACAGGACAACGTCGTCCAGCGGCAACTATCGCTAATTTGTCAACAGCGGTTACACAGGGTGCTGATGCATTCTTGATCAAGGCATTAGGTGATGTAGGACAAGGTCGTTGGTTTACTGTGGTTGAACGTGTGGGCATTGACAGCTTGACTAAAGAGCGTCAATTGATCAGGCAAATGCGTGAAGCCTACGATGGTGCTAACGCTAAACCATTGAGTCCAATGATGTTTGCTGGTGTGATCATTGAGGGTGGTATCACAGGCTATGACACCAGCACTAAGAGCGGTGGTTAT